GCCTCCAGTGCCGCCGGCAGTCGGAGTTATCGCGCCAATCGAACTTGCATAACCGGCATCAGCGCCCGCCGCCGCCGCGCCTCCCGTTGTAATTCCACCGCCACCACCTCCTCCAGCAGCGCCGCAAGTTATCGACACGCCTCCGTCGACAGGACTGGCATCCCCGCCATTTCCACCAGCGCTGCCTACCCACGATCCGAATAGGCTGGCGGCACCGCCAGTGCCCGTAGTCGTGGTTCCACCTATCCCGCCAGTGCCGCCTCGCCCGATGAGGATGGTGCCAAATGTTGCATCGGAACCGCTGTTTCCATTATTTCCGTTGTGGCTGTCGATGGCAGTAGCAGCGCCGCCAGCGGAAGCCGCCGAAATCGTAACAGTAACCTGAGAAGATCCATTGGCCGTGATGAGATCAGATGCGCTATATGTGATTTCGCTGACATTTCCCCCGCCCCCACCGCCACCGCCATAGGCTGCCGTGCTCGATGCACTGCGCCGACCTGATCCACCGCCGCCTCCACCACCGATGGCGACCACGCGAACGAAGGTGGCCCATGATGGGATCGTGTAAGTGCCCGACGTCGTGAAGAGCGTGATATTTGGCTTTTGCGCCGTCTGCCATCCGAGGTTCGCATCCCGGTATGGCGACGCGGCGAGACCGCCGGACTTGAAGTAGGCATCAAGCAAATCGCCGATCGAAATCTCGACGTCGCCGACATGTCCTGGAACGTGCCGAGCCACAACCGTCGTTGGATCTGCCACGTTGCTAACCCGCCTTCCTCGTGGTAAAGTGACATGGCCCGCCGCCCTGTCCTGCGCGTTCAGAGCGACGGGCTGAAAAGACGTGCCCACCCACATTCAACGGAGAGCTTCCATGCCCGTTTCCGAGTACTTCAATCGCGTCAACGCCGACCTGTTGGCCGTGATTCCACCCGATGCCCGCGTCATCCTCGAGATCGGCTGCGGAGCGGGCGCACTGTGCGAGGCGTACCGGAGGATCAATCCGGGAGTGAAGTGGCATGGGTTTGACATCAATCGCGAAGCCATCGCGACCGCCAAGCAAACTAGACGCTGCACGTCGGCTCAAGAGATCGACATCGAACGGGAGGATGTGTTCGACTTCGGAATTTATGAAAACAACCTCGACCCTGGCGAAGCGGACTGCCTGATTGCCGGAGATGTCCTTGAACACTGCTTCGACCCTTGGACGCTTTTGAAGCGACTGGTTCAGGGGATTGCGCCCGGCGCCCAAATCCTGGCCTGTATCCCAAACGTCCAGCACTGGACCGTGATCCGCGACCTGATCGCTGGCCACTGGCGGTACGCCGATGAAGGCTTGCTCGACCGCACTCATCTGCGGTTCTTTACGCTGGAGTCGATCCGCGAGATGTTCGAGCAAGCTGGATTGCAGGTCTTTGAGATCCGAGGCCGAGACCTGTGCAATGAAGGCTCTGAACACTGGCACCAAGAATATGACATTCCGACCCGCAAGGAGTTGCGAGCCTACCAGTACGTTGTGCGAGCCGTGAAGCCGATCGTTTGTGTTGGACATTCTTTCAAGGACGGATTCTTCAATAACGAATTGCCAATCAAGCCCCTTCACATCCACGCCGTCACCGCCGAAGAGTGCTGCGCCCGCCCCCGAATCCGTGAGCCGCTGGCCATGATCGGGACGATACCGGGAGTGCGATGCACGACGAGCCAATTCCGCGATGGCTATCCCAATTCGGACATTTTGATCCAGCAGCGATACCGCATAATTGATTGGGGAATCCAAAATGACCACGTCCAAGAAGCAGTGATCGTTATCGCCGAACTCGATGACGACCCCGCCGCCCTTGAAGGAATGAGCGACGACAACTACGCTCCGCTTCGCGCCGTCCACGCAGTCCAGGTCTCCACTGAGCCCCTTGCTGAGATCGTCCGCGAGTTTAACCCGAACGTGTTCGTCTTCCCGAATCAGATAGCCGATCTGCCGCCACCAAAAGAATTCAAGGAAGGCAAGAACGTCCGCATTTTCTACGGTGCTCAGAACCGAGAGAACGACTGGAAGCCGATCATGTCGGCTCTGAACCGCGTACTGGAATTTCATCAAGAAGTAATCGTCGAGGTCGTCCACGATCGAGCGTTCTATGAAGCCCTGGACGTTGCCGCGGTCGGAAAGCTCATCAAGAAAGCCAAAGCTCGCTTTCATCCATTCCTGCCCTATCACGAATACCGCGCCCTGCTCCGCTCCTGCGACATCGCCCTCTTGCCTCTTGAGCCCGGGCGGTTCAACGGATGCAAGTCCGATCTCAAGTTCCTGGAGTGCGCGGCAGAAGGGGTTGCGGTGTTGGCGAGCCTCTATTACGGAAGTCCACTTGACCTGAATCCGATGGGTGAATTCTATGGCGAACCGCAAAGTTTTGAACTTGCCCTCGGCAGCCTGATCGAACATCGCAAGTTCCGCCGCAAATACGCCGAGCGAGCCTACGCCTACGTCCGCGACCATCGCCTCTTGTCGCAGCACTACCGCAAGCTCCACGCCTGGTATCTCGATCTCATCTCCAGACGAGCTCCCCTGCATCAGCAGTTGCTCGACCGTTGCCCAGAGCTGCACCATGACTGTTCTCCCCAGCATGAGCAGGTGGAGGGCACATCTCCACCCGCCCTTGAAGAGATCGCCCCATGACTTCCTTGATCTGATCGGCGTATCGGGACGAGTTACAGACAAAGCCACCAAGCCACCCCATGATCTGTGCCGGATTGAGGAAGAGGCACCATTGCTCGAAGCAGTCTCGCCAGTCCGTGTGATCCATGAGTTCATCGAGGTGCTCGATCATCACCTGCATCTGCCGATCCTGATCGTGATGCTGCTTATAGCTCTCATTCTCGCCATGGTGCACCCAGTAGCCAGCCACAACCGGGTCGGCTACCCACGGACCCTGTCTGCCCATCGTTGCCAGGATGATCCGTTCCGCCAGCAGATCGGCATCGGCCGGCATGTAATCCAGAGCCTTGGTGAACTCGGCACCACAGCGAAATGCTACGGCTGGGCTCATTGCCCATGATGTGAGATAGGCGCTTGGAACCAAGATTTGGCCCGGCCACTTCATCGGCTTGTTGTCGAGAATTCTGAGCGGTACCCATGGCCCGCTACAGCCCCACCAAGCCGCCGTGCGCTCATCGACCGCGCAGTAGATTCGAGCTTGCCAGTGCAAGGCGTCGGGAAAGATCTGGAAGCACCCCGTGACATGAGCAGCGTATCCCCGAGCGATGATGTCGTCGTCTTGAAGCCACGCAAAGTAGGGCGTATCACAAGCCCTCGCAGCCATTTCCCAGTTCTCCCACAGACACCCGGCAGACGTGGGCAGGTGGCAGATGTGCGGATGGTCGCGATATCGCCGCATGACCTCGTCCACTTCCTTCGTGTGGCCCTGATCTGCTACGATGATGCGCACGGGTACGGTTTGAGAGAGACACGAGTCGATCGCGCGGTGAAGGAACTCCGCGCGATTCAAGGTAGGGATGCCGATGGTCAATTTCGGAGATTCAGTCATGAGAGTCTACCTGCCTACCACTGTTGACTTCGCCAAGACGCTTTTGGCATCGATTGAGACTAAGTCCAAAAGCTGTTCGATGCACACCGCCCACGTTCTTTTGACTGTCATGCCGTCGCCTTGTTGGGCCGAAACCGCCCCCGGCTGTACGATCTATTACGGCATCGAAGCTGAAGTCGCCCCCAAGATCGAGGCCCTGCGGTACTCTGTCCTGACCTGGTTGCGAGCCCTGATAAACCCCGAGATGAGCTGGGAGCCGAGTGACCCATGGCCAGCGCCAACAGCGTTGACCGAGGCCATCGCCGCTCTGGCTCCCTACTGCGACGGTCAGAACGCATCCGTCTCGGCGAACACGGCGCCCACTGTGTCATACAGCGAGGCCGGTTCGGATCCGCCCAGGAACGCTAGCGAGAGCAGCGCGCCATAAGCGCTCGCCGTAGTAATCGACATGATCGGCCGAATCCACTGGATCGTCGATCCGAGGCCCTGAAGGTATTCCGCCCTGACCTCCATCACGACATTGCACTGGCTGCCGAACACGAGTGATCCAGCGCCAGCAGCCGAAAAGCTGTTAGAACCGCTGAATATCGAGGTTGATGTTGCGGGCAGCATCGAATTGCCGGTCGAGGCCGATCCGCCTGAAACCCAGAAGTTCCAGAGGGTGGTAACGGCTCCCGACCCAGTCATCCCGATGAAAACCCACTTCTTGAATTCACCCACGTTGCCCGTGAGGCTTCCCAGCGCAGCCACCGCAAACTGAGCACCGCCGGTACTGCCAGTAGCGTAGAGTTGCGGCGGAATGCCCAGAGCCGGGAATGAGAAGACGTCCCGGAACTTTTTCGTCGCGAACATGGGGCGCCTCCTTACAGATGGGCTAAGGTGATGAAAGGCGATGTCTGCCAGCCAGTCCCGATGGACGTGGCTGTCGCGCCTGAAGTGTCAGTGTAAGGCGCACGCCAGAGCGACCGACCATCATGCCGGAGCTTGAACCGATAGGCGATCCGGTCCGTCGAGAAGTAGAAATGCTCAGATACACCGACCTCAATACCAGAGCGCTTGGCCAGGCCATAGTGCGGCGGGCAGACAAGCGAAATGTCGCCAGTCGTGCCGAGCTGGGGCACTTTCTCGGTGAACATGATCGGTCGATTGAATAGCAAACCAACCTGCCGGTTAATCCGGCCGTCGGACGTAGAGCCCTTGATGATCGAAAGCTCATCGGCTTGCGTCATGAGGGCGTTCGGCTGGAACACGGGCGTTCCGGCCGCATTGTTGAGGATGAACAACTGGGGAATCGTGCTCGGGTGAGCGATCCACCTGCACGTTGACCAGCACTGGCCGGCGAGATGCGAAAGCATCCAGCCCAGGTCTTCCGCGACGATCTTGAGAGTAACCGCCCGGGTTGCTCCACCCGAAACGCCGCCGCCCGAGAGCGTGGCGTTGGCGTTGAAGTAACCTTGCGGCTGCGCCAGACCGTTGCCGCGGATCGTGACCCAATCCTCGATCCAGGCCATAGCTTCGCCGAAGATGCCCGTGATGACCGAATCCATCGCGATGAAGTTGTCCACGATGTAATCGCGGGAATAATCGGTCGCGCCTGTCATATCCACAATCTTGAAATCGATCTCGTTTGTCTTCCCGTCCGAGCTGACCCTTGTCGCCGTTTCACCCAGATAACTCAAGGTGATGCCAGCGAACACGGCCGACTGAGGGACGCCGTTCAGAAGCGTCGGAGTCTGATACTGATCGAGCGCGGGGTATTTGACCTCGACCCCCTGCACGACCGGAACGGTCCGCGCTGCATCCGCGAAAACTTCCTGCTCTCTGGCGATCCGAAAGAGGTCGCCGAGATACTCTGGTTTGACCGTAAATCCGTACGTGGCACCACCGCCGAGTGAATCGGTACCGGTACGGGTGATGGTCTCCGTCCCACCACCGATCAATTGACGGGTCACGATCGAGTGGAATTGCCCGGTTGCCGGGTCAACCTTGTACTCGATCTGATCCTCGCTATAGACCCGCTGCATCCGCTCAGTGGCCCAACGTCGCATATCCTCAGGCGCGCCTTTGGCCTGGCTTGCATGGATACACCGGAGAATGTCGCCGAAGCGCACTCTTTCCAATTCGGCCGCCGCCTTCCCATCGGCGATGTGCTGGAAATTCGCCCCACCACCTGGAGGGCCGATGATCGACCTGGTTTGTTCGGAGCCTGCCTTCATCACGCTGTCCAGTTTGGCCTGGAAGCGCAACTCGGCCGCCGCCATTTCGGACTTCAAGCTGGCCTGGAACCATTCCCCGGCCGTCGAAGCCTCGGCTTGCTTGAGGTTGATAAATCCGCGCGCGATCTCATCGTCGAATTCGGCGATTTCTTCGGACTCGTATTTACCGACCTTTTGCTTGAACTTCAGATACATGGAACTGACCTCGCGAGAGACATTGAGTCACTCACGAGATGGACTATCCCCTGGAGATGGCCCGTGCATTCTCGCCTTGCGGCTGAAGGCCCCGGGCTTGCCAGTGATACCTCACCTACGACACACCAGAAACGACTGACGTGTTTCAAATACGGCCATTCTTGCGCAAATCGATCATCTCGATCGCCGCGTTAATCTGCGCATCCGCCCACCCCCGCACGGCTACCACGCTGGCCTGGAGTTGTTCGCTGAATCGAGGCTGCATGACCTGGAGTGCTTTCACGCAGCGTTCGGCCATGCCGGCATCATCGTAGCGTGCCACACGATGACCGGTCGACTCGCAAACATACCAATGCGCCCCGTCCCGCTCGATGTAGGGGCTTGTGTGAGCCGCTGAACGTCCCTCATGCTTGTGCGCCTCGATCGCCCCGAGCTGCGACTCCGCTTCCGCCTTGCTATCGTGCCGTCCGAGCACCTTGCCATCCTCAGCATGCACGATCCACTTACCGCCGCTGTGCGTGATGTAGCGAGCCACAATAATGGGCTGCTCAACTAGTTTGACCGTTGGAACAAAACCCTCTGGTGCCGTTACCAGGCCCCGTGACACCAGGAGCGTGAGACAGTCCGAGTTGCCCGGCGTGGGCGTTGCCGAGTACTCGATCAAGTCCCACTTTCGGTAAATCATCTCGCATTCGCTGAGCGCGGGATTGGATCGGATCTCCTCTCGCGTGGGAGGGCTCGATTCTTGCACGCCCGCCTTGATCGACCATCCCCGGATTGAACCGTCTTTGTAACCCTCGAACAGCGCGTTGCTGAAGTCGTCCTTGCCGAATTTGGTCTTACCGAGCATGTCCTTTTCAGCACGCCGGACCTTGACCCAGCCGTGCCCGATCGGGACGGTTCCTCGGATCGGATCGAGGCCATGTTGCCAGAGCACGCTCGCGGTCTTATTGAAGTGCGAGGTATCCGCACCCAGTGGGTCAATTACCGTGCGCAGCCGATCGACAGCAGCCGTGTTGATGCGCGCCACAACTGCCCGTTCGCCATCCAGTACCGAATCGATCTCGGCCTCGAATGTGCGGATGATCTCGGTCATCAGTATTTCCTCAGTCCCATCTTGGTTCGGCTGACGTTGCTAGTCCGGCCATGCCAGAGCCGCGTCGAGACCGGCTTCAGGGCGTGCTTGACGTGCTCGCGCTGTTTTGGCGTGAGTGTCTTGGGAGCATAGAACGTCGGCCCCGCCGCGAGCAATGGGTCGCGGATGTGGGGGACATTCGCAAAGGCAAGTTCAAGGTTGAACCCATAGACCTCGCCGACCGTGTGAAGTGCTGGCCGCCAGTGCGGGTGGGGCAGCATGTTCCGCGTGCCGTACTCCTGGAATATGTCGTAGGGGATATCACTCGTGAAGATAAGTGTATGAGTGGAGAGATTGTAATCAAATGTCAAGCTCTGAGCGAGCGCCCCCGTGCGCTTGGGCGCGAAGCGAACCGCTTCGGCTACGACCTTCGCTCCAAGATCCATCATCTGCGCGTCAATCCGCTTGCCGATCTCATTAGCGATGTCGGCGCCGTGCCACGAAATCGGCATCAGAGTTCCTCGTACTCCACGCCGCTGAAAGTTGCCCCGGCTGCTTCGGCTTGCGCCTTGAGTTCCTCGAATGATGGCACGGGGAGCGGAGGTTGGCGAGGAGGTTCGGGCTTGGGTGTCGGCTTTGCTTTTGGTGGAGGCCCTGCTACTGGCGCTTCGATCTGCCAGATTGGCGGCTCGGCAACCAGGTCCACGCCGGTCACGCCTTCAGGCGGTTCGGCCACAAGATCAACATCGCCCGCCCTGATCGGTTCACCGTTGTCCCCACTGCGAAATTCAAAGTAGCACCGGCAATTTCCGCAGCATTGAAGGTCGCCGATCTCCGGAAGCGTTCCGAACGGAACCCATCCCTTGGCCGCTTCAATCGTGCATGGAATGCATGAGCTTTCGTCATCCGTAATCACCCGCCGCTCTTGATCATACATGATCACGCCGTCGTCTGGCTCGCGTGGGATCGGCAGGAGGATGTTGATCGGCGTCCCCAAAGGAAGGACGCTGGCGAGCGAGTTCAAGCTGGCCGTTGCGATCCGGCTTTGCACTGCTGGTGGAGCGACAATGAACCGAGCGACGTTCTGAGCCACCTCGTACGATGCTGCGGCGTCGAGTTCCGACCGAGAAACGAACGTACCGTCGAGGGGCTGCATGCCCGTGTTGATCTTACGCTCGAAATTGTCGATCAACATGGCCTGCTGGTCGAAGTAGAAGCGCTCGACTTCCGCCTCGCGACGGGAGAGAAACGGCTTGCCGAGTATCGTCTTGACCGCTGCCTGGAAAAGCTCTGAGACGAAATGCCTCACCTTATCGAGATGGCTGGCTATCCAGGAAATACCGAATGCTCGCACCTGCTTGGCTTGATGGTCCTTGAGCAGTCGTTCGCACTGACGCCTGATCCATCGCCGCCCGTAAAGTCGAATGTCTTTCAGGAGGGTATATCGTTGCTTGATCGTGAGCTTTCTTCGCTCCCATCGGTCGGTCCATCCCCGCCGACTGAGACAGTATCGGAGGATGGCTTCGGCGGAAGAGGCTTTGTGAGTTGCCGCTCGGCCAATTCGGCCGCCACGTTGAACGCGCTTGAAATCGCCGCCCATGTCAGCGCGTTGAAGGCTTGCACCATTTCTGCCGCGGTTAGCCGTTTTTCGCTTGGGAAATTCATCTCTCACCTCTTCCTTCAGCCTATCGACCACTTCCCGCCGATCCTCCCGCTGATCCTCCAACATGCCCTTGCGCTCGTCCTGGTGATCTTCCCTGAGATTCTGCCGCTCGAATGCCTGATCCTTCTTCAGCGCTGCATGATCGTCTCTGCGCTCCGGCCTGGCCGTTTTCGGTTCCTTGGTGTGCTCGCGACGGAGCTGGTTTCGCTCCTTGACTTGCTCGCGCTGCATCCCTTTCCACTCTTTGGCCTGATCCTTGACCAATTCCCGGCGATCCTTGGCGTGTTCTCGCTTCAGGCCAGCAATCTCCTTGTGGCCCGCCTTCCGGATGCGCTCGAGTTTTGCTGCTCGCTTCTTCCCGCGCTCGCTGAGCCCGCCACCCGCTCCACTCATGAACTCCCCGCCATGCTCCCCACTCTCGACATGGTTCGGATTGAACCGCAGAAGCTGGATAGCGTTCAGCCCCTCGCGAGCTGCTATCGCCACCTGGAGGTATTCAAGAGGGTTCAGCGTACCGCCTTAACCGTATCGAGTTCTATTCGCACATCCGAGAGTATGCTCTCGGCCAGCTCCATCAAGGCACGCTCTTGCTTTGCCTTGGCGTCATGTGCGAGTTTCTGCTTGGCCAAGTCGTGCCCCTTCTCGGCCATCTGCTGCGAATGATCCTGCCCCTCGACAGCGAGGTCGTCCTTGGTGCCCATGCTGTCCATTGCCACCTTGCCCTGCTCAAGCTGTTGCTCATGAGCCGCCTGAATCATGCTGGGCTGTTGCAGTGTGCTCGGGAGCCAGGGTTCATCGCCCCACGCAACTGCCGGATATTGCTTCTCTTCGTTCAGTTGATTTAGCGTAACCGCGCCCATATCCACGTAGATTTTGTCGACTTGAGCTTGGACTAACTCGTCTTCCACGAGAGCCGGATCGAACTGGAAGATGAGCCGCGGGTCGTATTGCTTCGCCACCCAAGTGAGCGTGCCCGCAATTGCCTTGCATCGCGGCTCGACGCCCTGCTTGGCGTGCTCCTGATCGGCCGCTTGAAGATTGGCGAGGTTGCTGTTAACCGTGTAGTACGTCGGCGGCTGGTCGAAGATGGCTGCGAGAGCGTAGAGGTCGTACTCGCTGATTTCCTTGCCGCCCAAGTCTGCCGGCGCGAACGAGCTGGGCTGAAAGTCCCATGCTCCTGTATTGATCAAGATTCCGCCCGCATAACCGCCGCTCTGTTGCCTCACTAAATCCGCTTTGAAAGCGTCGGCTTCGACCTTGCCGACGCCCATCATGGGATCTTTCGCCGTTGCGATCAGGTTCGGTCGAGGCCCCAAGCCGAGCACCTGATCGAAGATTGCGTTCTGTTTCTGCTCTTGGCTGCGGTATTGCTCACCCGCGTATGTCGGCGAGTAGGATGATCCGTAAGGGTCGCGGAGCGAATGATTCTGCCGAAACCAGATGGTGGATTCCAAGGGGATGCGATCGGCGAAATACTGGAATCCCTGCACGATCGGAGTCCCTGCCCCACGGATTGGGATCGTGTATTGGGAATAGATCACCCAGAGGTAATCGGGAGGCCCCTTGATAGTGCCGCTCTTCCGCCAGTCCCAGCCGTTCCCTTCGGGAATGAGGTATCCCGAACCGACAACATCTTGATAGCTGACCATCAATCCGAGTAGCTTCTCCCGAGTGAAGTTGCCGTAGGGATCTGGGGCATCAAGCACATCGAGTAACGGATGGTTGCGGATCTCGAAGATTTGATCGACCGCAGCCGAACTGACTTTGCCGGCTTTGGCAAGACCTTTTCCAACCGCCCTGCTGACCTTAATCGGATCACATGCTCGCCCTGGTTTTCCCTGAACTCGTGATCCATCGGCGAGTAATCTGAGCGGGAGGCGCGTAACCGCGTTCCGATTGCGCGAGACCATGGCGTAGATGAGCGCACTGTAATTCTCGACAAGCTGGAGTGGAGTCGGAGCGGGCTTGCTCTGAAACGCATCAGTGAAGCGCGGACCGCCGTAGAGCGATGTCCCAAACGAGAAGTTGCCAGGTGGGAGCGGCTCTTGCTTGTTGAGCCGCTTTCGGATTTTGGTGAAGGCTGGCATCAGGACAGGTTTGTCCACCTCGGATCGTTGATGTCACTCTCCATCATGGCCCGTTCGTTCGCTTTCTCTTGGTCTCGCATCCTGGCTAGCAGCCTCAGGCTCTCGATCACTTGAGGATGGTCTCCGTTCACCCACCGCGAGCCGCCTTCCACTGTCACCATGCGACAGCCTGGCTCGCGGCAGACGAGCACCACGTCATCATCAAGGATTGACCGTTTGCGGCGGGGGTTTGGGTGGAGGCACTGGCTCACTGAATAAAACCTCTGGCCCTACAAGAAACGACTGACGGCACCCCCTGCATGTTGCCATGTTGACGACCGGCCATCTTTGCGTGGAATAGTCACAAATTCCACAGCGACCACAGTGTGGACAGAGCACAGGTTCAACCGTTGTCATCAGTTTCCTTCCATGTCATCGCCGTTCCAGGAATATAACGAAATACCATTTTTGAAGGATCGCACGTTGCAGCACATGAAGCGTGGAGCATCGTATTGGGAGCCATAACCGGCGTTCCCTCTTTACACGCTGCACAACATGTATCATTCGGGCCTAGGATTGCTGCGCACTGGGGACAGATCGGCGAAGCGTCCTCGCAAAGAAGAATGCCGTCAAACATCAGTTGCCCCAGTAGTCATCGTCAAAGAGCCGCTCGCGGGCCTGCTCGTCTCGCGACTTATGCTCTTGGGCGTGCGCCTCAGCATTCGCTTTCTCGGCAAGGGCGGTCTCTTGCTCGGTGGGAGCCGGCACCACTGGCGGAACGCTTCGGCCCCGGTCAAGCCCGACGATGAGGTAGCGGAGTGCGTCAGGTGAGTGATCATCCGCTTTAATTGGGTCTTCAACTTCCGGCTTGGAATCGTCATACCGATAAAGCCCCAGTTCTCGGACGAGGTCGAGACACTTCGGTCGTATGATCTTGAGTCGGCCCGTTCGCATCCTTTCGCGAACCATGCTGATCCCGGCCGCCTTGGGGCTTTTCGTTTCTCCGCTTGCACCTCGCATCGGAATATGAACGCACGACCGGATCGAGTGCCCCGCCCGCTTCAACATCAGAATCTCTTGCAGGCCAGCCGGATCTGCCCACCAATCGACCATCGGAAGATTCGGGCTGTGCTGAGGGATCGTCTTGCCGCGTGAGTAGTAGCATTCGGTTATCCACAAGCAGTCATCATGATCGACATGGCCCCAGAGCGCCACGAACGCATTCCTGACCCCGAAGTCCATACCGCCGCATTCTGGTTCACCGCCCCTCGGATCACCGTGCTCGACGATGACATTGAATCGAGGGTCAAACGCTTCGCCGTAAACCACGCCCTCATAGCGGACGCGCCAATCGCCTTCAAGCAACCGAGCCCGTTCGACCGGATCAAGAGCCTTGAGCCTGGGAAGGTATCCAGGATCTTTGCGGAGCAGGATCTTGTTATCGGTGACCTTCGCCGGGATAAAGGTAACAGTCTGAGAGTCGGGGTATCCGTGTTCGACCCATTTAATGACACCGCTGGGTCGAACGAACGACCGAAGTTCCCCGCCTCGAGCGCGGGGACCGTTAAAGTTCTCGTCGACCCACGGAGCGAGAAGCGATGTCTTGAGCCATCCGGGAGACGGATTGCAGCCCGCTCGGATCGTTGGGCAGATGCCGCATGTCGAGCGATTTCGGCTTGTGAGATACCAGAACTGTTTCGCGGAGAACGTGGTGAGTTCATCGAATTCAAGGCAGCAGATTTGGCTGGAGTGCCACTTGAGAACGTCGTCCTCATTCTCCAGGCCGGCCATGCTGATCGTGTTACCGTACGGCGGGAAACGAAACTCATGCGTGCCGCTGTATCCGACTCCGTCGAGAATGGGGTAGAGGTCACAGGCTTCGTCCCACAGACCACCCTCATTTGTGATCTCCGGAACCGTTCGCCGAAAAATTACCGCCCCGTAGCCCCGCGTCGTCTTGATGTGACGGAGCGGATTCAGCAGGAGCGCCCAGGTCTTGCCGCCCCCCGCCGCTCCCCCGTAAATCGCTATGTCCGCGCTCGTCGAGAGGAAGGCTTCCTGAGGCCCGGATTGCGGTCGGATCACGTCCATCGTCGGGGATGTAAATCACAGGTTTGGATTCAACATGGGCAATAGCTTCAGAGTTGGCGCCGATCTTGCCTTCAAGTCGATCAACGATCTCTTTCATGTAAGCAGGATTACCCTTGATCGCATGGTGAATCATATGGTCAGCGAGATGCTCGGCAACAGTGCGGCCATCAGGAGTCGGCATCCCACATAATTCTGTCTTATCAAGAGAATCCCTGATAAGCGTAATGATGCTTTTTCGCCGGCCACCTGGGTTGCCCGACTGGCCTGGCTTCCATAGGATAAGGCCCCGTTTTCGCTCGGCTGAATAGGCACTCATATGTCACTGTGTTGATACTGTGCTATCACAGTCAATGTCTTTGAGTGGTCGGGCCATGTCAGAGCATCGCATACCAAGTGTTCATCAGGTCGAACTTTTCGCCCCGCCCGTAACGATCAGCAAGAAACAAGCTAAGATTCACGTCGCCAAAAATACAGTCCATGTCGAACCACATCCGTGCGTATTCACGCAGCTTTTCATACGACAACTTATTATCGTCTTCTATCTCAATCGCGACAATCAGAGC